ACATGGCAATGCTTGAAGATTTCTGGCTTCCTAGAAGGGAAGGAGGTCGTGGAACTGAAATTTCTACTCTACCAGGAGGTCAAAACCTTGGAGAGATCACGGATATTGAGTACTTCAAAAAGAAATTATATAGGTCGCTCAATGTACCCCCATCAAGAATGGACGGAGAAGGAGGATTCAACTTGGGAAGATCCTCTGAGATATTGAGAGATGAAGTCAAGTTTAGTAAGTTTGTTGCACGTTTGAGAAAGAGATTCTCTACTTTATTCAACGATCTCCTTAAAACCCAATGTTTACTTAAAAATATTTGTACCCCAGAAGACTGGGAAATAATGAGTGAGCACATACAATATGACTTCTTATATGACAATCACTTTGCTGAATTAAAGGATGCAGAGTTATTGAATGAAAGATTAACTATGGTTGCTGCTGCTGAACCGTATGTTGGAAAGTATTTTTCACAAGATTATTTAAGACGTAAGATCCTTCGTCAAACTGATGAAGAAATTCTTGAACAGGATAAGATTATGAAAAAAGAGATTAAGGATGGTACTATTCCTGATCCTGATGAAATGATGATTGATCCTAATACTGGACAACCAATGCCAGCAGGTATGGATTTAGGTCAACCAGTAATGGAACCAGATGTTAACTTACGTGGTGCAGATGTAAATGCAGATGCAATGGAGCAAGAAGCAGACATAGTTAAACCTCGTGGTGGGGAGATCTAGTGTCTATCGGGGGAAAGAAAGACGATTACGACTTTTGTAAAGAAGAGGATGATTTAGAATGGTGGGCTGAACATCGGATGAATATAAGAGAAGTAAGAATGATTTATAGTTCCTTAACTCATTATGCCAACATTTGGCCTGGTCCTAAAACGACAGGAGAAAGACCCTTAGAGGAGATGGATTTTCTCAATTGGTATAGAGGAAAATTATTCTCTATGATCTCTGATTACAACTTCACACATCATGAAGTGGAAGAAATAAGCGATGATACTACCCCTAGTGGTAGTGATACATAAATATTAACGATTACTCACAAATTACAATGCCTGATACTGAAACTGAATTGAATTCATCTGAAATTGCACAAGAGGTGCAGTCAGAATTAATGGATATGATTATTGCTGATGAGTCCCCTGCGACTATTAGTGATAAGATTAAAGATATGCTTTTTGCTAAATCAGCAGACAGAGTAGATAACTTTCGTCCTGATGTAGCATCTGATACTTTCGGAAATGATGAAGCTGCTGCTGCGGTAGAAGATGCTGCTGCACATATTAGTGGTGAAGTTGCTGCACAAGCAGATGCAGAAGAAGCACCAGCCGAAGAGTAATTATAAATAAATAAGACAATGAACTTTTATCTATAATGGCATTTATCGGAGTAGGAACTGGTTTTAATATAAACGCAGCATCCACTGCTACTCTTTCACCATGTATTGCTCAAAAGACACCATATCTTAGAGTACTTACAGGAGTTGGAACAGCACATGTCGCTATTGGTACATTACCAACGGCTGTTGTCACTGATACTGTTATTACTAATCAGCAACCAGAAATAATAACAATAGGTCAACCTATTTCTCAAACTATCAGTGCAGCTACTATTCCATCCGCAGGTGACGGTGTTACTGGAATAACAACTCTTACTGTTCCAGAGGGTTATGGTAACCAGTTAATCGCAGGTAGTTTAATAGGATTATCTGTTAATACAGGACCAAATTCAACTGATGATCAAACTTATTGGAACTTGACCAATCTTTATGTATCGAGTGTTCAGGTTCATCGAGTTAATACTGGCATTTCTGGAAATGGATTTAATGATAAGATAACTGTTACTGGTGATCTTGTTACTCAAAATGGTCAAACTGCTGGAATAAAAACAGCATTGGCAACAGGTAATACATTGATAGCAAGAAGTGCATTTAAGATGAGTGCATATACTGGTGGTGCGGAAGGTCAGGTTTATGCTCAACAAGTTCAAATTACTGGAGGTTGATTCCCGATGAAACTCATTAGAGAAGAAATCGAAGACATTAAAATTCTTACTGAATCAAAAAACGGTAAGAGGTCTTTGTATATTGAGGGAGTTTTCCTTCAAGGAAACATAAAGAACCGTAATGGTCGTATGTATCCAATGGAAACACTTCAAAAAGAAGTGGGCAGATACATTAAAGAACAAGTTTCTCAGGGAAGAGCAGTTGGAGAATTGGGTCACCCCGATAGTCCAACGGTGAATCTCGACAGAGTTTCTCATAAGATTATGTCTTTGAGAGAATCGGGATCTAACTTTATTGGTAAGGCAAAAATTCTTGAGTCTACACCAATGGGTAAAATTGCATCATCACTTTTAAGTGAGGGTGTAAAACTTGGCGTGTCCTCTCGTGGGATTGGTTCATTGAAACCAACCAAAGAAGGATTCAATGTTGTTAGTGATGACTTCATGTTAGCAACTGCTGCTGACATTGTTGCAGATCCTTCTGCACCTGATGCTTTCGTCGAAGGTATCATGGAAGGTAAGGAATGGGTATGGGAAGGCACTATCCTTCGTGAGAAAAAAGCAGAGGAGATCAAGAGTAGAGTTGATACACTTGTATCACAAAGAGCTCTTGAAGAGAATAAATTAAACTTGTTTAATGAGTTTATTAACTCATTGTAAACAAAAACTTTATAAATAAATATAGATTTTAACTTTTAAGATAGTAAATCGGAGAAACTTCAAATGTCTAGTGGCACAAATTTACAGGAAATGGAAGTAGGCACTCAGGTATCTAAGACTGCTGTTAACGCTAACGCAGCACCTGCACAACCTCTACCCAAAGAAGGAAGCAATGCTTCTAATGTATCTACACCTGGTAATCAGGCACAAGTAGAAGATTTGGGTGGACCTACTCCTGATAACTACAGTCCTACTAACGATTCTGCAAAGTTGAAGCCACCAGGCGGAACTTTAAAGCAAGTTAGAGATGTAGTTAATAAAGGTGCAGCACCTGCAGAAGCAGCAGGAACCAGTGCTACTCCTGTTAAAGTGCCAGAAGAAGTAGAAGCAACTGAGGAAGTTGTTTCAGAAGAAGAAGAAGTTGCTACCAACGAAGTGGTTTCAGAAGAAGAAACAACTGAGGAAGAAGTAGTTGCCGAAGCACCTGAATTTACAGAAATTGACATCGAAGAAGATGTTCAAGCTCTTGTAGAAGGTGAAGAACTATCTGAAGATTTCAAGGAAAAAGCAAAAACAATCCTAGAAGCTGCGATCAACGGTAAAGTATCACAGATTCAGGAAGTTCTCGTAGCAGATTACGACAAGAAACTCCTTGAAGAAGTCGAAGAAATCAAAGGTGCTCTTAATGAGCGTGTTGATTCCTACCTTGAGTATGTTGCTGATGAGTGGTTCGCTGAGAATCAACTTGCAGTAGAAACTGGTCTTAAAGAAGAACTCACTGAGTCCTTCATGACTGGACTAAAAGGTCTTTTTGAAGAACATTATGTATCAATCCCTGAAGAAAAATATGATGTACTTGAGAGTATGGTAGAAAAACTAGATGATATGGAAACAAAACTCAATGAGCAAATTGAGAAAAATGTTTCGCTTAACCAACGCCTAGCGGGGGCAACAGCAAATAGCATTTTCGATTCCGTTTCTGAGGGTCTTGCAGACACCCAGAAGGAAAAACTTGCTTCACTTTCTGAAAGTGTAGAGTTTGAAAGTGAGACAGAATATCGTGAAAAGTTGGTAACACTTAAGGAATCTTATTTCCCTACAGCAAAAGCACCAACTACTGCTAAAACTGAGACACTCTCAGAGGGCATGGAAGCCGCACCTGAATCTCATTCAGCGTCAATGGCTGCATACCTAAAATCAATGTCGATGGTTAGCAAGTAACTGAATTTAACATTAAATCAAACGTAAACACAATTAATTAACGCAAATGTTCCAATCAGAACAATTGCAGGAAAAGTGGGCTCCTCTCCTTGACCATGAAGGTTCAGAGAAGATCCAAGACGCACATAAGCGTTCTGTAACTGCTGTCCTGCTAGAAAACCAAGAAAGATTTTTAAGAGAGCAAAGTGCCTTTGAAACTGGCACTTCAATGCTAACTGAGCAACCAACAAACAGTACTAACTCTAACGTTAATGCTGCTGGTTTCAGTAGTGGTGCAGCTGCTGCTGGTCCTGTTGCTGGTTTCGACCCAGTTCTCATCAGCTTAATCCGTCGTGCTATGCCTAACTTGGTGGCATATGACGTTGCTGGTGTTCAACCAATGTCTGGTCCTACTGGACTGATCTTCGCAATGAGATCACGTTACTCTTCTCAGAGTGGTGACGAGACATTCTACGATGAAGTAGATTCAGCATTCTCTGGACAGAACGCTGGTTTGGGTGCAACAGACTTCTCTGATGCAGCCGCTGGTATGGGTACTACTTCACAAAGTGGTTCTAACCCTGCTGTATTGAACCCAACTGGTTCTGCTACTGAGACTGACTACAACGTTGGTCAAGGTATGAACACAGGTACTGCTGAAAGCTTAGGCGGCACAGCAGCTTCCACACAGTTCAACCAGATGGCATTCTCAATCGAGAAAGTCACTGTTACTGCTAAGTCAAGAGCCCTCAAGGCTGAGTACTCAT